TGCTATTGTTTATTGACAGCAAAGGAAATTGCGATCCCTACACCTATAATCATTCCTACAACTGCGATACTCATATTGATGATGGGCGGCAGGACAAATCCGCCAACCACATACAACAGAAGAACGATCGCAACAGTAATAGCGACTGTTTGTAGAACATCCATCTTCCACTGGGAGTCAGGACCTCCTACTGTCTGAATCTGGCGAGCAACATTTTCACGTTCTTGTGCGGTGGTCTTTCGCTCTTCGCTGATATCCGTGATCTTCTTGATGACCGCATTGGCTGCCTTCTTGACTTTTCCAACCTCAATCTGAGCATATTGATTGCTTGTGGCTGATCCAAGGGCATTGACATTGCTGTCCATCTTGTCTATGTACTGACTTGTCTGATCCAGAGCAGCGGAATGATCGATGCTTCCCGGATCAACCCTCTGGTAGAGGTTTCCAGAAGATCCAGAACTCGCAGCTGCCACATATGTCTGATAAGAACGAGGATTGAGAGACATTGTGTGGACTCCTGGCATCGGCCTATATGTAACCGTAGGGTCAATCTTGCACGAATCATCATCTGTGTATGGAGGCGAGCATCGAACCGGGCGCTGCGAAGACTGGGATACTCCAAGTATGAACTTATTGTCGCCTTCTACCGCAAGGGGGATAACACCTGATAGACCCGCCTGTTCTTTCCACCCCCCCTGTCCGTTTGCCGAACTCTGGTAAATTGTTTGACCTCCCATCGCATATGTGTTTCCAGCACTTGCCGCAACAACTCCCTGGGAACCAGTAGGCTGGGCAATCGGTATCCATGAATTTGTTGTGCACGGCTTCGAGCATCCCTGGCTCCCAACAAAGATGAACTGATCGGTCACACTGATCGAGGGAGTCGCCGAAGGAGTTCCAGGAACAGGTTGGGGCTCTGACCAGCTACCACCACCATCCACGGGCCGGTAGGAAAACACTAGTTGGTTGGTAGTTGTTGGCGGTAATTGAGTAGGAGCTGGGTTTAGTGTAAATTTGTATCCTCCTGCAACCACAGTATTCGTATACGTAGGCCACGAAGCGGGAGAATAGTTAGAAATAGGACCGACATAATACTTGCTAACTCCATCTGCGTTCACCATCTTGGTATACTGCGCCTCGGCCGCCATGTATACTGGCTTTCCAGTATCGTCCTTGTCAATTTTCTGGATATCAAGTTTACCAGAAATCATGGGACCGCTCAGGTATCCACTAGAGGACGAGGATGAGGATCCTCCAGAACTAGCCCGAGTAAAGGTTCCACCATTGCTTCCAACAATGGAGTTTCCAGTGCTATCAATTGTGAATGACATAGGGAAGTTCCTGCTGGGAGTAATGTATACCATCTGTCCAGACGTTGTGGAACCGGTATCAAACGTGCCCCTAATTTGCGTCCATCCAAACAGTGACACCGCTGCTGGGTTAGAAGGAGTAAACGTCCACGAATTTCCACTCTGAACTAGATCTCCCGACTCTCTTCCGTTGATGAATGTCCACTTTCCATCAAGCTTCACAGATGTAACTGTGCTCGTATAGAGAATATACACATTGTCTCCATCCACGGCAATATCAGAGGGCATGCCGTTACGCCCAGGAGGAGCCTCTACCCCCCTCCAGTTCTGTCCGTCGCATGGTTCCTTACATGTGTATACATCGCCATTCGAATTGAATCCCCACACAAATCCCGTTGAAGATGCAACGATCTTGTTCAGTTGCCCAGGCAAGGCGGTCCAAGACACTACGTTCGCAAGCTGACCCTGAACATAGGACAGTAGGCTTTGTGCCTGATTCTGGAAATCTTGGGCATACTCTGCCATCTTGTTGTTATATAGATCCACGATATTTTCATGCATAATTGTAATGAGTCTGCCAGGAGCACAATCTAGTATGTTGAACGGTACCTCCATGGCGCCAAGTGTTCTCGGTGAAACAGAAGAACATAACGCGTTCTCCGCCGCAACTCTCCAGGAAGAAACTAAGATAGACGCAGCGCTTTCTCAGTACAACCGGATCAGGGCTCAATATGGTGAAATTCTGACAGAGGCGATTCGCACCCAGGACCCTACAAAGAGGACGCAGTTAGTATCGACAATTACTGCACTGAACCAGCAGTTGACGACAATTGTAACTTCACTCCAACAGATGTATAGTTCTGGTAGGACTACGCTGTCTGGAATGCCCAAGATCAACTTTGCAGCTGATCTTGAACAGTACAAACGTGATCTTGAGAGGCTGTTAAGAGAACGGGACGAACTCACAAAGCTTAAGACGGTATACTCCACCCTGAAGCAGGAAACAGTAGTCCCGCCTTATACCCTCTACGTTGTAGGAATTCTGGTCATGCTGATCATCCTACTAGTTCTATTTACGTTCACGTCTCTGATGACGAATGTTCAGAGCGTTCTGCCTGCGATGCCTGCCCTACCTGCGATGCCCGAGCTTCCAAGTCTAGGTCTCAGCGGACCGACCCCATCGACGGTGATGTAATATTCATTGTAAATGGCGCACCAGGACGCACCGCCGAAGCAAAAGGATTCATCTGGGGAGACCAGAACCCAATCAAGAACATGATCGGAATGATAAAAAGAATAATACCCACACGTAGAATCATAGCGTATCCGTTAGATACATCCACCCTCGGAAGATCTGGTGTCTTTTGCTTGTAAAGATCGTAACGGTTTTTGGCTGCCAAATACTCGTCTTCGATCTCCTGGGCACTTGCATGAAGTTCAGCGGCCTTGTCGTATTCCGACCCCATTTCGGCGTTTCCTTCCTCGTAAGACTCGGCAAACTTCTGCATATCCGCCTTTTGTGCTTCAACCTCCCTCTGCCTATTACCAACCATCTGTTCCAGTGCGTCCTGGGCAGCCTTGTATGCTGTCCGATATGTCTCAATGCCCGTTGTGACAAATTGGACGTAGTTTGACTTGTATTCATTCATCATTTCTTCGAATGATGCACGGTCACCCATTATTATACAGTCGCTACACAAAATCGGTAATACGGCGTCGCACCTGCGTCGGGAGACTTGCGGAGAACCTCGATGATATCACCCGGCTTTCCCCCGATCCAGCGGACGGGAGCATCCTGGGACCAGATATGGGGGGTAGGCATATACTCCTTGTGCTTCATCGCCATCTGGGGTAGGAGAGGCTCCTCGGACTTGATCTGGATATGGTCAGCCCGCATCGCCTTGGCAATCGCATCCAGCGAGATGCCGAACTTCACTAGGAAATTCTTGACCTCTTCGGCGTCCAGAATCCGGTGGCGGGGGATGTAGCGGTGCGTCGTGATATCAAACGTGAGTTGACCTACGTGGAACACCTGGAGAATATGGCTCTGTGCCGCCACCGCATCCAAAATTGTCTCCGATGGCGGAATGGGGACCACCACAATTCCACGGGTGCCGCCGTGCTCCTGCGTCAGAGACACCAAACGCAGGACTTGATCCTCCGTAATACGAGTGCGAGTACTCATAAACACCAGGGTATCGCCATACTTGGTCGTTGTCGCTGGGAAGTCGGTATCGATTGTTTCGGGAGCCGCCGTGTTTACACCACGCTGCCCGAGCATTGTCTTGAGAACTTCCTCTGTTGTCGGCATTGTATTCTGTATTATTGTTTCTTGACGTGTTTAATTCTATCCGTTTTACAATAGACGGAATGAAAAATGCTGGACTCTTAGCACTTGCCATTGTAGCCCTCATTGTTGCGGGTGTCCTGTTTGCGGGGTCTCGGGAACGCTTTGGGACCCCGGAGTTTCTAGATCGGTCGTCTCAGGAGGCTCAGGCCCGAGGAGAAGTTTCATCGTACGACCAGACGACAACGCATTTCCGGGCGCCGGATTCACACAAGCCTCCGAAGGGGGAGCGGATTGGGGTTCGGGTGGGGCAGTGGGAGGGATATAATGCTCAATTTTAGACGGATCGGCACGACACACACAGACCATCTCCCAGAAATCACGGAATTCTTGGATATGATCCGTTAGCCATCGAGGATCACGAGGAACATTGTCAATACGGATATTGCCCAGATACCACCAGACTACCCGGTGCTCATCCCCTTCAATCTTCGCCTTCCATTCGTCTGCGTCCTCCTCTTTCGGCTTGTATACGATCTTACCATCGTCATAGACGACCAGGACACCCTTATACGGCGAATCGCTGGCATTCCATTCCGTGCGACCACACGTTTTGAACTGCATCTCCACATAATCGCACTCATCGATATTACAGCATTCCATCTGCATCTGCATCTGGTGATAGTATCCGTCTGGGATCGGGGACTCTTGGGTGAACTTACGGGAGATCGGGCACTTGAATTCCACGAGCTTCCCCCATCGTGGATCCATCTTGTCCTTGGTTAGGACAATCCCGTCAGGGGACGCACCCAGGAATTTGTGGACAGGATGAACGACACACGTTGTATCCACGATCTCAGCGCCGCCCTGGATATCCCCATAAATCTCCTTGGCAATTGGCTCAAACTGGGTGCCCCACAAACACGCAGTAATTGGCCCCCCATCATTCGTCTTGGGTCCATCGAGCTTTCGCATCAGGAGTTCCTTGCGTGCGGACGGAGACGCAGTCTTGAACGCCTTGGTGATTTCCGATGCCGTCATCATTTCCGAACGGCGGAGGTGCCAGCTGTCAGAGCGCTGGTCGGCGACCCCGTAGTCCCGCAGGACTTTAAAGATGGAGCGGCGGCGGGTCCACACTTTACCCAGGTCGGTAGCCAGAAGTCGGTATACCTGCGCTTTATAGTTCCGGTAGTCATATCCACGATCCCGGCATATTTTCTTGATTCGGTGGGTGAGGTGTGTGCAGGCATCTAGTGGAAGTTCAAATACTTCCATTAGTGTATCTAATTCGTTCTGCGAAAAGGTATTCGTTTTAGTGGTTAGTGGTTTACAGAAATCCTAGGACACTAACACAATGACGACCACAACTGAAATCTCAACACAGGAAGATTGGGTCCTCCATCGCCTTGAAACTCTGTATACTCCCGAACGCCTAGACCTCCTCCGCAATATCCTGGAGAACAAGACCAATATCTCCCTCCGAATCCTAGACTGGTTTGTCACGAACTATTCCAAGATGAACAATGTATCCTACATCTCCAAGGCTGGCAAGCATGTCATCGTCTACCTCGCCTACAAGTCCCATCTCAAGGCCTACAGCAAGAAGATGTTCGACCCTTTCTGTCGCTGGACCCGTGTGAATTTCCACGGAGTGTCCACGACCGTCGGGCAGCTGAACTTCTTTGCGTGGGCAATGGAAGACGATATTATTGACTACCTCTTTGCTCATCACGACGATATCCATGCAGATATGGAGACACGCATGTCGGCGGGGGAGAAGAAGACCGAACATACCCGCAAGAAGCGCCACGAACTCTCGCATTCGGCCACTAAGTCGCTGAAGAAGCATGACGTAAAAATTACAGTTTCCTTTGAGTAGTAAATAAAATAGATGAGGATCTGGTACAAGGATCCAGTGTACATAGTGATACATGTGCTCTCGGGAGTATTGGCATACTTTATTCCCGTGATCATTCCCCTCGTGGTCTTTTACCACGGGCTCCAATATATGATGGATGTTCGCTTCTTTGGATTCCAAGGAGAGATCCGGTCCGGCAACTCATTTGAGCACACGCTCCTAAAACTTCTTGAAGTGCTTGCGGGATATTTGATGATAAAACTTGTTATGAAACCATAATCTAGAATGCTCTCACGCAAGCGGGATATTCTCTACCCTGTCAATACTGAAATCACCAATTTTGATTTGGGGACGGATGTGGAGGAATACGACTACGACGGAAAACTAGTCTTTCGGGGAAACCTGGATCCCGATTACTCGGACAGCGAGTTTCAAGTCTACTGGCTCTACGACGAGAACCAGCGTGTCGGACTTGCCGAACATCATGGGGATACTCAGACTGCATACTGGTTCCGTAACAATGTGTTTTCCACCCTTCTCCAAGAAGATTGGGAGTCCAGGGATAGAACTGTATGGTCTATGATGTCTGAGCCCGCATACGAAGACTGTATGCGATACGGCTGGACCACCGTGGAATCACTGCAAGGTCGGACATCTATGTCCATCATACGCCCCTGCGATCTCGTGAACTATGTTGTCCCCACAACTACCTGTCTCACGTGCAATACGAACGATAAATTACCTGGGTGCCTACATGAAAAAAGGACACCGAGATTCGATATCTTTTTTACATTATTTGTGGATGATGATGGTGTGCTCTACGCACCGCCAGGAGACACTCAGGCGTTCGCAACCTTGCGACGACGAGCGGGAGCCGGAGCGGCGGACACGGGGGCGGGGGCAGGAGCAGGGGCCGCAGCACTGGCCGTCGGCGTAGGCGCCTCCTCCGTCTCCTCAGCCTCGGCATCCTCGTCGTCCTCCTCGTCGAACGCAGCCTTGGCACCGCCAACGACGGGAGCGGGAACGTCCTCGGAATCGTCCACGTCCTCCTTGAACATATCACGAGCCGTCTGACGCTTGCGCTTGCTCACCTGAACATACGTCGGCTTCCACGTCAGACCGAAGCCCTGGCCGATGACGTAGATACTGCCCTGCGCCACGATCTTGGCAGCACAGCCCTTCGGGAACGCCTCCTGCAGACCGCTGGGCTGGAGAGGAATGTCCACGCCGTCCTCGCCGATCACCTCCATCGACACCTTGCCGTCGTACACCGGGAGCTTGAAGCGCAGCGACGGAGGATACTTACCGTTCGGCACCCAGCCATCGTTCGTCTTGTCGACCGATACCGACAGGAACTTGTTGAACGAATCACGGATCGACTCCTCGCCACGCTTCTTGCCGAACCACGACGCCGAGTTGGCGACCGCAGCCTGGATCACGGCCTCCTGGAAATCCTTCAGGAAATTGTAGGCCTTGGACACATCGTCCGTGCCCGTCGCACGCTCACGACCATACGGGTCGCAACCCTGGAGCGACGCCGACATGGTGTAAGACATCGTCGCCGAGCCATCCTTGTTCTCGTTCTCCTTCACGAGACAACCGCCTGGGAACCCAAATTGAGGGAAACGGAATTGGACATTCTGATTGAGATACTTGAATGAGATCGACTTACCGCCCTGCTTGTTGGGCTTGGCGTCGGAGAACTGAATATCGGATGCGGAAATCTTGTTGACGCTAACTACTGCGGGGGCTGCCATTTGTGTTGTGCTATTCTATTCCCTGATCCACCCCTGATCCGTTTTTACCTCATGGAATTGGTCTGTATTGTATTTTCATATCGCCAAGTTGTAAATATATACGAATGAGCTGCTTGGCATGTAAAAACAAATCATCCTTAGACCGATGTGAAAAGAAAGCCTTATCCACTCCAGCTGGAGGAAGTTTCCTTTACTGTGGGACACATATGCGGTCTAAGAAGATCAAGCAGTGGATCACGAAACATCCTGGTGTGCTCCGAGGGATTATTCTGTCCCAGGCTCTTATGCGCGGAATACTGGCTAGAGTTCCAATCCGTCTAGCAGGTATCGGCGTTCTCAAACGGTCGCTGTGCCACAATGATGATGAGATTGTTACGCTAGAAGGAAAATCCGAGGTGCATCCCCATGACTACTTTTCAATTGAAGAGGGTGGGAAAGTATACTGGTTCGACCAACGATCCATGATTCAGTGGTCGCAGAAAGAGCTGGATATACGCAATCCGTATACCCGAACCATCCTATCGAAAGAAGACACTCGTCGTCTTCGCAAGATCTGGACCTTCCGTCAAAAGAACGGGATGCAACTGTATCATCCTGGTCAGCAATCATCTTTGTCGCTCATTGAACGCCGGGATAATCGGTGGCTGCGTATTGCTCAAATTGTTCGTGAGATCGGATACGATCTTCATCATGAACACTTCATTTCGCTGGAGATCCCTCAACTCGCAGTCTTTATCAACGGGCTTACGGAAGATACCCGATGGATGTATTTCGAAAGCCACGATCCAAATCTTCACAGGTATCACACGTGGCTCAAGCATATCCGGAATGTCGTATACACGTATGGGTCTACGACGCAACTGAGTTATGATGTAGCTGGGCTTCTCTTGGCGATCATGTATGAGATCCGAGATCTAGACGATTTTGTGTTCCTAGTCTACGGTTCTTATCACCGGGCAAATGATATGGTGTTTATTGAAGGATAACATGGTGGACGTTGCGGCTGTCCATGAAGGCTTTGATGGCTTCTAGATCTTCTGGCTTAATTTCAATCAGGGTAGGTCCAGATGTCTTTGTTTCGTCTTTAGCTACAATCACCCCTGTATCAACAGTCACGACCTCCTTCTTCTCAGGCTCGGGCGGGGGCGACAGGTCCTCCTCCTTCTCTTCTGCGATCGGTTCGGGAGTCAATGCTCGGCGAACCGGGGGAGAGATATCAATCTTTCGGGAAGAAGCAGGAGGCTGCGGAGACGTCTCTGTCTCAATATGGGGAACCGTTGCCGACGGAGCGATACCAACAAGCTCCTGTAGTTCCTTAGGAACAACCTTATCCTTGATACTCTGGGGAACCATATCGCTTAGGCTCTTCACGCTATCTGGGATCTGTATGTCTTTGAGCACGCTCTTGGGATCGTTGACCATGGCGGTCACTGATCCGAGTGGGTCACGCTTGAAATTATCGATTGTTTTTTGAGGAATCATGCGACGAAGCCGTTGTAGCGAGCCAGCGGGGAGATACCGCCCGGCAGCCAGAGCGACTGCTACAATGATGAGGGCTAACGTGGCTCCGATGAGGGCATTGGTGGTTGTCATGTTGGTAGCCTGCCCATCTACCACGATGATAGGGAGGGTGGCGTTCTGTGTAGGGCTGTATGTAGGAGTTACAGTAGGGAATGAAGTTGTATAAAACTGCGGGGTAGAAGTGGCCGACATTGCTGTGCTTATATTATTTAACTGCTGTAAACTTTGAGGGATACTCGATGAACTCACGCTGACGCTGACGCTGACGCTGACACTAAAACTCGGTGATCCGGATACCGTAACGCTAACGCTTGATGACAGGGAGGATGTCCCAGACAAACTTTGCGATACAGACGGTGTCACGCTAGAAGAAGTGCTATGGGATACTACAGGTGTCACGCTAGAAATAGAACTCTGGGATACCGCAGCTGTTGGTGACATGCTAGAACTAGAACTCTGAGATACTGCAGCCGTCGATGTCACGCTAGAACTAGAGCTCGAGGAGGTAGTCGTACTTATACTCATGCTCTCTGAGACTGCAGTTGTCTGTGAACCGCTCGTGCTTGAACTTGAAGAGCTGGTAGCAGATACACTTGTACTCTCGGATACAGCGGCTGACGGCGAACCACTGGAGCTCGAAGAGGTGATAGAAGATATACTCGTACTCTCGGATACAGCGGTTGACGGTGAACCACTGGAGCTCGAAGAGGTGGTAGAAGATACACTAGAGCTGTAAGACCAAGATAGAGACTCCGATGGTGAGCTAGATATTACAAAACCAGGAGATACAGATACAGATTGGGACTCAGTGTGAGACGAAGATGCAGTTACCGAAGTAACCGAAGGAGCTCGAGAAGCACTCATACTCCTGGAAGTGGTTCGTGAATCAGTTGCTTCGGTTGACGGACTGCGTGACGTACTCCGGCTGCCACTTTCAGACCTAGAACTCGTTCGGCTCGTTGATTCGCTGGCGGATACGCTCCGACTTCCACTTACGGATCTAGTAATTGTTCGGTCTATTGATTCGCTGGCCGATACACTCCTGGATATCGAGGTAGACGCAGTCTCCGAAGCCGTCAAACTTGGCGACACCGGAGATTTTGTGAGAGATGGGGTTGGTGTGGGAGATGGAATGATAACGGTATACGACATGAAAAATACAGATCCAGACCCGAGGGCGATCATGTTGGCACCGATCTGTGATCCGCCAGAATTCCAAAAGGTTGCTTCCCATATACCCGTTTGTTCCGTGGTTCCCACTGCCGTCCCTGAGAAGTCCATGTAGTACCATTTGTTGGCATTGCCACACGAGGGCCTACCGCACGGGGAATTGTACCACGAGTATCCCGCTGCCGCTACTTGAACGGCTAGATCGCATCCCGACCCACAGCACTGGACGGCAGAGGAAGTTGAGAGACGGGGGGTAGCGGTACTTCCATGTAGCTGAATAAATGGGGGAAGGGAGTTGGTTCCGTAAATCGCAAAGGCAATCTGCTTGACTTTCAGACCCGTCGCTCCAGGCGGCAGAGATTGCCCGAGACCTACATTCAGGACACCCGAGTCTGTTCCGCAACCGAGTGTCGACGCACTGAACCCGTTCCAGTCGTAACCCATGATCTGTCCGGTCACAAACGAGACCGATGCTAACAGCAACCAGCGCAGCATTACGGTTTGTTTTAAAACAATATTTTAACGAACTCACACTTAAAAACTTTTCAACCTTTTTGCACAAAACGAAACTTTCAAAAATCCAAGGAGGGTCGTCTGGCCAAGAAGTTGTGCAAGAAGGTTTGAAAGTCCAAATTCAAAAGTCTGTTTTTCTACACAACTCCACCATCTCGCTCCCATTCCTCTACACTCTCCTCCTTCTCCCCTACTATTTAATACTTCTAT